TTATTGTTGCCGATAATGAATATAAACCCATAGCCGGTTCAGCATTAATTTTCCCTTCAAACTTCATGTTTCCTCATGAGGTTAAATCAGTAACAAAGGGTGAAAGGTGGAGTGTAGTAGCATGGTTAATGTAAACAAGCATGAAATATTTCCAACGATGGTATATCAATTCAATTGTGGTTTTGATGATCTCAAAGCAGTTGATATAACACAAATGAATACCTATATTTTGGCAAATGAAAGGGAGGATATTGTAAATCAATCTAAGGATGGTTTGCAAACTTTATCTACATTTAGAAATTTGACAGATATTGTCTATGACCAAAATAAAAAATATCTCACTGATTTAGAATACGAGTTTGATGAGATAGAGATTACAAGCATGTGGTCTAATCATTTAAGGCCCGGTCAATCACATCCACCTCACACACACTCTAATAATTTGCTTTCTGGAGTGTTCTACCTTAACTCTCAATTTCCGGCAACACCAATTCAATTCTTTGACCCTAGACCTCAAGCAAATATTTTGTCTCCAAGAAATGAACCAAACAAATACAATGCAAGCATGATACAATTTAATTGTTTGCCATACACAGGATATATTTTCCCTGCTTGGTTACAACACTGGGTTCCTCCCACCCCTGTTGACAGGGTAAGCATATCTTGGAATATTTTAGTTAGAGGTCAGTACGGGGAAACTGAAACTTTCCAAAATGCTAATATCTAAAAAGAACGAAGTCTATCTAAGGTTAACTGATGTTGAACCATCCATAGCGGCCGAACTCAATGATTTCTTTACCTTTGAAGTTCCTGGCTTTAAATACATGCCTGCATATAGAAGTAAAATGTGGGATGGAAAAATTAGATTGTACAATATTGTCACAGGTGAGATTTATGTGGGGCTTCTTCCCTATATAGAAGAGTATCTTAATAATAATGGTGAAGGTTATGAATTCGCAGACGGGATCACAAGTAAAAGAGATGTTGCCAGAAGTGTGGTGCAAGGGTTTGTGCGAGGGCTTAGACCCACCCTTAATGGAAAAAGAATTGAAGTTCGAGATTATCAACTTGATGCCATTGCCCACGCTATTGCCACAAATCGTTCTTTGCTTATTTCTCCTACTGCTTCCGGTAAGTCATTAATTATATATTGTCTTGTTCGTTACTACCAGATGATGGAACTAAAGACTTTGATCTTGGTTCCAACCACTTCGCTTGTCGAACAGATGTATAAAGACTTTGAGGATTATGGGTGGAGTTCTGGAACATATTGCCAGAAAATATATCAAGGCCATGACAAGAAGGTAACAAAGGATGTTGTAATATCTACTTGGCAATCTATCCATAGAATGCCTAGGCAATACTTTAGACAGTTTGGTGCAGTGTTTGGTGATGAAGCGCACTTGTTTAAAGCAAAGTCTCTTACAGGTATTATGACAAAACTTGACACTTGCAAGTATCGTTTTGGTTTGACAGGTACGTTAGATGGAACTCAAACTCACAGATTAGTGCTAGAAGGATTGTTTGGTAAGGCCAAATATGTTGTGACTACCAAAGAATTGATTGACAATAAAACATTATCATCATTAGAAATTAAATGTATAGTCTTAAAATATCCTGATGAGGATAGACAAATAGTAAGGGAATTCGACTATGGAGCAGAACTGGAATACATCGTCACTAAGGCTGAAAGGAATACTTTCGTATGCGATCTTGTGGGCCATCTCAGTGGTAATACTCTCGTTCTTTTTCAGTTCGTAGAAAAGCATGGTAAAATTCTACATGATATAATACAAGACAAATACAAAGACAGAAAAGTTTTCTTTGTGTACGGCGGCGTAGATACAGATACCAGAGAAGAGATACGAGAGATTGTAGAGAATGAAAAGGATGCAGTTATTGTTGCGAGTTATGGTACTTTCAGCACTGGTATTAATATTCGCAACATCAGCAACATCGTGTTCTCAAGCCCCTCAAAAAGTAAAATAAGGGTGCTTCAGTCGCTTGGGCGTGGATTACGGCAACAGGGAGGGAATAAAACCTTGCGGCTTTATGATATATCTGATGACCTCTCCTTTGATTCCAAACTCAATTTCACTCTAAGACACTTTAAAGAAAGACTAAATATATACAATGACCAGAAATTTGATTATGAAATTAGAAGGATAAACTTAAAATGAACACAGATTCTTATAAAGTTTTGAAATTGTCTAACGGCGAAATGATCATTTGCGAAATAAATGCATTTGATAACGATGTATACGATATTATGAATCCTTTAAAAATGGAAGTTGTACCAATCCGAAATTCAAAAAATAATTTGGGGGAGACATTAAATCTGACGCCGTGGCTACAACATTTTACAGACCAGAAATATTTCAACATAGAAAAGAATCAATGCATTTTAATAGCTGATGCCTCCGTAGGATTATCAAAGTATTATGAATATGTGATGCTTAGAATTGATGATGGCTGGGAAAATGAGGATAGATTACTACCTGACGATGAACCAGATAATGATGATATTTATGATGAATTGTTAATGGATGCTAAAACAGATTCTAAACTTATTCACTGAAGACTCCACATAGTTAATATAGACAATTTTTGACCCTTTGTCAATACCCCTTTTAATAATATTTGGGTATTGACAAATATATCCTTTTGGTGTATGATTATATAGTATTTAAAGGAGTAATAATGGCAAAGAAAAAAAGTATTCATTATGTAGATAATAAACAATTTCTACAAGCAATGATTGAATGGCGTGAACAATACGATATCGCTGTAGAGGAAGATAGATTAACTCCTCCTGTTACAAATTATATTGGAGAATGTTTTCTAAAGATTGCAACTCATTTAGCATATAGGCCTAATTTTATTAACTATACATATAGGGATGAAATGGTTTCAGACGGTATTGAGAACTGTTTACAATATGTTAAGAACTTCAATCCAGAAAAATCTAACAATCCTTTTGCGTATTTTACACAAATCATTTATTACGCTTTTCTTAGACGAATTGCAAAAGAGAAGAAACAAAGTCATGTTAAACATAAAATAATTGAAAGAGAAGTATATGATTCATATTCTACTATGGACGGAGATGATTCAGTATACAATATTGAAACCATTGATTTAGGCGCATTTTTACCTACTGAAGATGTTTATAAACCAAAGAAAAAAGAGCCAGCAAAGAAAAAAGGGTTGGAAGTCTTTATGGAGAAAGATTCTTGAAAATCGCATTAATCACTGATACTCATTTTGGCGCTAGAAATGACAATGCAAATTTTAATGATTATTTTTATAAATTCTATGAGGGTGTGTTCTTTCCATATTTACACCAACATAACATAGAAACTTGCATTCATTTGGGCGATGTTATGGATCGTAGAAAGTTTGTTTCATATAAGACTGCGAAAGATTTTCGTGAAAGATTCATACTCCCATTCAGTCAACTAAAAATTAATTTACACATGTTGGTTGGTAACCATGACACCTTCTATAAGAATACCAACGATGTGAACTCACTACAGGAACTTGTAGACGGCAAATTTCGCAACATCAAGGTATATGCAGAAGCACAAGAGGTAGACTTTGATGGGTGCAAAATTCTTTTCATGCCTTGGATAAACAGTCAAAACTATATTCACTCTATGGGTATGATTGATGAAACCACTGCTCAAATCTGCATGGGCCATTTAGAGTTGAATGGCTTTGAAATGCAGAAGGGTATGTATATGGATCATGGTTGGGACAAACAAGAGTTTAGAAAGTTTGATACAGTTATGAGTGGTCATTATCATCACAAGTCAGATGATGGTCAGGTGTATTATCTAGGCACACCATATGAAATCTACTGGAATGATTGGGAAGACCCAAAAGGGTTTCACATATTCGATACAGAGACAAGAGAGCTTGAGCGTATTGTAAATCCATATAACATCTTTTCCAAGATTTACTATGATGATACGGTTTCAGCATTTGATGACAATCACAATATGTCTGCCTACAAGAATAAATATGTGAAACTGGTAGTAGTCAATAAGAAAGATTTGTTTCAATTCGATAGATTTGTAGATAAGCTCTTGGCCGCAGACTGCCATGATGTCAAGATCGTTGAAGACTTTTCAGAGATGGATGCAAGCAATGTATCAGACGATATCGTTGAAAATTCAGAAGATACGATGACACTGCTGGAAAAATATATTGACGAGTTGCCCGTAGACCTAAGTAAAGATAGACTGAAAAATACAATGAGAACCTTATATACTGAAGCACAGGATTTGGAAATTTGATAACTTTTGAATGCGTTAGGTGGAAGAACTTTTTATCAACTGGAAATAATTTTACCGAAATACAACTAAACAAAAATTCGACAACACTCATCATTGGTGAGAACGGCGCAGGGAAATCTACTGTGCTTGACGCACTATGCTTTGGGTTGTTTGGTAAACCTTTTCGTAACATCAACAAGCCACAACTTCTCAATACGGTGAATGCTAGTGGATGTATTGTTGAGGTGGAGTTTAAGGTTGGTGGGAAGAAGGTAAAGGTTGTCCGTGGCATCAAGCCAAATGTATTTGAAATTTACATTGGCGGTAAGATGTATAATCAGGATGCGAATGCCAGAGACTACCAGAAGTATCTGGAGCAGCAAATCCTAAAGTTGAACTATCGTAGTTTTACACAGGTTGTTATTCTTGGCTCATCCACATTTGTTCCTTTCATGCAATTGAAGTCACGTCATCGTAGAGATGTTGTTGAGGAAATTTTGGATATCCAAATCTTTTCTTTGATGAATATGATCCTCAAACAGAAACTAAAAACAATTGATGATAGTATGAAGGATATTCAATACAAAGCTGCTTTAACTTCTGAAAAGATTTCTCTGAAAGAGAAGTATATTAAAGACTTACAGGCTAACAAACGAATGTTGTTGGTTGATAAAACAAATGTCTTGGCTGGTAATGAAGAAGAGATTTTCAAGAAGAAGAGAAAGATTGCTGACCTTCAAGATGATATTGATTCGATGCATGAGAAGATATCTGATGCATCAAAGATTGAGGAGAAGTTTACCAAGCTGAAAGACATTCAATCCCAACTGAAAGAAAAACATAGGGCCCATAGTAGACTTGTTGGTTTCTTTGAAGACAATGAGGATTGCCCTACTTGTCAACAACACATTGATGAGGTTTTCAAATCTACTATGGTTACAAAAAAGAAAAATGAAGCTGACAAGTTGTCTACAGGAATGGATGACCTCAAAGACGAATTGAATGCAACCAAAGCAAAGATTGCCATAATCAATGAGGTCAATCAGAATATACAGGCAAACAATGTTGAGATTGCAAAAGAGAATAGTTCAATGTCTCAACTACAGAAATTCAATGCGACATTACAATCAGAGATAGACCATTTAGAAAACGGTCATGTCGAGAGCGTAGACCATAGTGATTTGAAGAAACTGAAAGAAGAGAACATAACTCTTGATGATTTGAAATCTAAACTGCGAGAAGATAAAACATATGCCGAAGCATCCAAGAATATGCTTCAAGATACTGGCATCAAGACTAAAATCATCAAACAGTATCTTCCTATCATGAACAAACTTATCAATACCTATCTTACATCTATGGAGTTCTATATCAACTTCACACTGAATGAAAGTTTTGAGGAGAACATTAAGTCACGATATCGTGATGACTTCACATATGATTCATTCAGTGAAGGTGAGAAGATGCGTATTGACCTTGCACTGCTATTCACATGGAGAGCGGTTGCGAAGATGAAGAACAGCACCAATACTAATCTGCTCATTCTGGATGAGATATTCGATAGCT